TATGGTTGAGAAGGATAAGAAGGTGCTCGGCTATCTGTCTGGTAACCTCATGACTCCTGGTTCTAAAGACAGACAGAAGATGCTCCACAATGCATCTCAGGAACTTATGAAGTCAACAGTAAAAGCTTACATGTGCGACTTCGAGGGTCACAACCAGAATATGCAGGAGGCGAATTGCGCAGGCGTAGCTGCCGAATTCGCAAAAGTGCTTGGCGAGGAGACTGGAACTAATCATACAAGGCTTTTTGGCGCTATAGATGTCTTCTACATCAGCGAATACGAGGATGAAGTGATACTGGTTCAGGGCCAGTACGGCGGAATAGAAGGTTGGGAGAACCCATTTTGGACAGCAATGAGTTCCGTAATTATCGACAGCGCCCGTGATGATAGCCCCCTGAAAATACCACTAGACTTGGTGTATTCTGATGACGTGGCAACTCTTGTTGAGCAGACGCCAGATCAAGAAATGCTGGTCGCACCTTTCTTCAACCATATGGCGAGACACGCAGAGTCAGTAGGACACAAGTTCAAGATGTCTCAGTGTGCATATTCAGACACCAGAATAACCATGCTGAGGGTTCACCAATACAAGGGGCAAAGAGCAGATGCTACTTTGAAGAGACTGTGCTCAGTCTCAAGCATGTCCGAATCCAACTTTCACAGTGAAGTCCAAGAGGCAGCGTCAGTGAGCTCTTCAGTTACGTCTGCACTGGAGCAGTCAAACCACCCCTTCTCCACCCAGTACCTCAAACACTGTCACACATTCAGCCTAGTTCGAAAGAGCTTTGTCAGTACTATCCTCAGAGTCTCAGCCTCGTCTGCATTGGACTATGGCAAGTTTAGTCCACAAGCTCAAGCAGCAATGTGCTTGAGAACTAGAGTCTGGTTACGGGAGGCAGCAGCCAAGAGAGAGGAATCATGGATCGCAAAAGAATTGAAACATCTCAGGAGTGTCACAAGGGAGAAGGAGCATGACGGGATAGAGATAATGAAGAGGAAACTGAATTCTATGATAAGCCTCGGGTGTCAAGTGGAGAGTC